CCAAATTGGATTGTACGTACCAATTAACGAATTGTCGAAAGGTTGTACCGCACACCATACGCCAAACTCTACAGTGGAGGCAAAAGATTGAGGTCTAATTGACATTAATGCAAAAGATACCGGTCTATTTGCACCAGGAACAACCGCCGGACCAAATTGTTTAATATCTACTATCTTCCAAGCATAGTTCTCTCTATCGTCACTAAAGATAGTAGTTAATCGGTAATCTAGTGCTGTAATAGAATCGTTAGGTGGATTAATGGAACTGATGTCATTTGATAACGTTAGTCTTCTTCCAGTGCGCTTCATTTCTTCACCGCCTTATGTGCTGCTTTAACTGCTGCTTTGAATCCGCCTTTTTTCCACTTACCCGATTTGAGTTTGTATCTAGGAGAGGTCTGTTTAAAGGCTGTTTTGTATTTACGAGAATATGCGGATGCCTTGCGTTTTGGTTTAGAAGATTCTGTTTGCACGTTACGTAACGTTAGATCGGTTCCCTCTGATTCTCGCTCGGAATCTATCAACCGTCTAAGAGCCATATACTCTTCAACAGTCAACAACATATCTCTGGCTATACTAACCACCTCATGCGCCTTGCTGAGATAGTGCTAGAGCCATTGCAGATGCTTCAGACATAGTCTCAACAGTACATTCGAGAGTAATGCTCATGTAGACATCAGTCGTCCAGTTACTGGAGGCTTGACCGCCAAGATAGATGGCATCAACAGCGACCAAGTAACCGTTAGTCCACATCTGTGGTAGGACGTCAGTGTCGTGGCTTACTTGAGGGTATGATGCTACACTATCAGCGTTCCAGCCGTATAGTTTCCCGGAGGAAATAACCGCTCTGTTGCTACTAAAGACGATATCTGTTTGGCTTTGTGTGCAGAGTTGGAATTGTGCCGCGGCTGCCGAAGTTGCTGCGGTTTCTAGAGCCTTACCATTTGGATCGGAGAATGTGACGGCTATGTTGTGAATTCTTAATACGGATTTTCCTAGGGCGTCAACATAAGCACCCAAATCAAGGGGAATTTGTTGATAGGTGTTTGTATTGTCTGCGTTCAAAGTCTGTCTAAGGAAAAAGGAATCACTTTTCTTAACCATGAACCTATCATGATAGGAGGAAGTATATAGTAATTGACTAACACTCGTCGCTATACGCCTATGCTCTGCGCTAGGGATTTCTACTGGAAAACGCAACACCTAGCGGCAAAAATAGATATATTCTACATTCATTATCAATGAAACTATAAGCAAACGCCATCTAGGACCTGTCATGGAGCAAGAAATAATGCACTTTTGGCACGATATCGACGACAAAATACAGGATTTAATTCAATTAATTAGGTCTAGGCACACAAGGTTTAACGGAACTCCTGTTGAAAAGGTGATTGTTAGGCTTGTCGACGCATACAGAGCAAGCGGACAGGTAGCAGATGCTATTGATAAGGGGTGGCTTAAGTGACTTATGACCATCTTTGTATAAAATGCGGCAAGAATGCTGTTGACCTAAGATATTTTTGGAATCAAAAATTAAATACTTATGAAATTGAATATCATTGTACTACAATCCACGGATTTAATGGCTGTGGATTATACAGAATTATTCCTATGAATTTTAATTTTACCGAGGGGGAAGAAGAATGAGTCGTCCAAGGTCCACCGATCCAAGCGTTCCTTTGTCCATTGCGGTGCCAACTAGTTTGAAGAGACGGCTTGACCAAGAGTTAGCCTACACTTCTTCTCGTTCTAAGTGGGTAGTTCATGCAATAAATGAGAAACTTAACCAAGAGTTTGACTATACTTCAATACCAACTACTCAATTGTTGGGCATGTTACATGCTCGTAACGTACTCACCACTGATTTACTTACATCATTAATGATGCGAGTTGAGGAAATTGAAGCAGCACGATAAGATAAAGCAACCTTTCACACCAAACGATTCGCTCGTTCTGTTGTTTGTCTATTGGTGCTATTGCTTCCATTTTTTCTCAAGCCTCTTGAGTAGTTTCAGGATTTCTTCAAGCAAATGTTCGGTATAACTCATCAGACTTCACCTATTTGATTCAAAGATTGAGATGTTTCTTTTATCTTGAACATAATTTCCTCACGTGAGGTAATTTCATATTCTTCTAAAGTTATATTGTAATATGGAATATTGTTGATTTCATAAAATAAACTTAGATGATTGGTTGCGACATGATCAACTTTTAATGAATATGGAGCACCACTGCCCCAAATTGGATTGTACGTACCAATTAACGAATTGTCGAAAGGTTGTACCGCACACCATACGCCAAACTCTACAGTGGAGGCAAAAGATTGAGGTCTAAT